GTATAAGCCGGATAATCCAATGGCGATAAATAATGTGCCAGCCACCAATCCGCATTTGCCAGTTTTGGCGTCATCCGCATAAACTGATTGACCCAAGTTGCCCTCGAATACAAAATCGGAAACCGGCCAGTTTTACCCTTAAGATAATCCATCATCGTTTCCACGACCCAGGTGATCCGCTCCCTGGATTGCCCTTGATACAATTCCAAATCCAGCGCAAGCCGGTCCATTTTCCAATCCGTGCCATAACTGCCGACTATTTCTAAAAACCACGCCGCTTGCCTGATTGGGTCCTGCCCAGGATAAACCACATGGTAAGCAATCCGGTTATGGCCGGCCAACCCTCGCCAATTTGGCCCAAAAGTCGGGTCTTCATATCCCCAGGATATGCCCGCGCGCATCGCCACAAACCGTGTCGCCGATCGCATCTTGCCATAATCCAGGCCAACACCCTGGTACTTGCTAATGTCAATGCCATAAGGTTTCATTTTGCCTCCTTATCCGATTTGGTAAAAACCTTGAAACGCAACATACTTCCCGCCTGTACTTGGCCAATTCCCACTTGCATAATCTGTTTCCAAATAGATCGTTTGTGAATTGCCTAGAATCTGCCATTTGCCAGGATTGCTTTGTCGTACGTTATCAAGCCGATATTCGATCGGACCTAACCAGTACAGCGAAGACGCGGCGGCGGATTTTAATTCCGGCGGCAAATAAATTCGCGCGTTAACGCTATTTGATGTGCCCGTAACAAAAACCACAAACGAAACTTTCTTTCCCTCGATCAGATAACGAAATCGATAAGAAGGCGTCCCACTCCATCCCACAAAAGTCGGCGTCAAATCCCGCCATTGCGCAGCCGGGATATCAGGCAGCCAACCAAGCGCCAGCTTCCCATCCGCATCAGCTCTTGGGATCTTATCAGCACCTGGCACGGTAACAATATCGCTGCTTCCGATTGTGCCCTGGATGTCGGTGTTTCCCTTGATTGCAACGCCGTCATTTTCTGTCACAGTAATTTTGCTTATGTTCCCAAGATTCCCCCCAATAATCTCAACCCGTTTGTTATGCTTCAAACTAACCCAAGTGTTATCCGGATAATGTGGGTCAAATAACAGCTGCAATCTTCCTAATGGCACCGTTCCTGTTCCAGTACCATAAAACGTGCAAGCCGATCCTTCTCCTCGCAGATCAATCCCAAATTGGTATAATCGCGCGGCATTGTTCGCCGCATTAACCTCGCCACTCACAAACATCTTTTTTGTCGCGGTGTCATAAACCATGTATTCTTTTGTTGCATAATTACCAATAACAAGCCCCAACCCGGTAAGGCCCGCATTTTGCCAGCCGTCCAGCGTCCCAATTCGCACAACTTCTGTGTTCTGGTTCCAGGCAGCCCCTTGCGTAAAAACGCTCATCCGCTGCTCGCCACTGGCAGTAAGCTCCAACCAGCCATCGCCGGCTTTACCACGCACGAAATAAACACTCTCGGCTGGCCACGCATCCGCGCCAGACCCATCCAAATTGCGCGTTACGTTGTAAGTCGATGCAGTGCCAGAAACCTTCGTACCAACACGCATGTATTCCATCTTATTTTCCGCGCGCAAAATCAAAATATCGCCAACCGTCAAAGCCTGTCCAAAATCAATCTGCGTATCACTGGCCGCCACATCCGCCACAAACTTCCCGGATTGCTTACACAAAACAAAAGTACCGTCCATCACCAAGACATTCTCTTTCTTAAAAATCAAAGTCGATAACTCACTAAAAAAACCTTTCCTGAACAGATGCGTAGGCGATCCAATATCCGCGCTATCGCCAACAATCGGCATGATCCCGCTAACTTCCATAACCTGCATAAACTTATTAAGCGCGGTCCAAACATGCGCGTCATCATCATGATCCGCGCTGTCTTTATGCGTTTCCAGCGCCATCAACACCGCTTCAATATCCTTATCCACCGTTTCTTCGTTCACATCGCCGGCCAGTCCAGTGATAAAAGGCGCCGCTCTTTTCATCAAACTCGTTAACTTGTTTTTATCCATTTTTTATCCTCAAATCCAAGGGGTTTCGCCAGTTGGCTGGCGTCAAAGTCATGCCCTCATCCGGCGTCCATTCCACCGCGTCACAGAAAAAACTTTGCGCGCCGGTAAATGTCGCATTACCAAGATTGCCCAAAACAACCGGCTCAATAGATACCCACTTACCGGTTGGGTCAAAATGCTCTCCCACAAAATTACCCGCCCGAAAATAAACTCGTCCATCCGGTCGCATTTCCAAATCCGGCTTAATCGGCTCTTCCGGTTCTTCCCAAACTTCCACCGCCATATCCGCTGCCACCCTGGCCAGCAGCCGCCGGTAATTCGATGTCCCCACTTCCAACAGGCTTTCAGCTTCGGTCAATGCTGTCGTGTCACCGCTACGATAACTTTCGGCATAATGCCCGCTGCGGTCATTGATAAAAACACCGCTAAAAAACTGGCCCGAATCCGTCAAATAGTTCTGAATCTGTTGCGAAGTTTCCGTAAGCACGTTGTTGTACAAGCGAAACGGCATATCCTTTTCCGTTTCCACCCACTCATCTTCAATAAACTCATAAAATGTGCCATCGCCATACCCGTTATTCGGATCCAGCGAAATCACCTGGTAATTGCCCTCCGGCGACCACGCCGACTCAATAACCAGAAAATAAGACTTCTTAGGTTTCAAAACCACCGTCTCATTCATAACACAACGCACCCAATCTGCCTCGGTCTTAATATTATGAGAGTCAAGCACCGCGTGTCTGATTTGACCGCCTGGCTTGCCATCTTCACCCACATGGTTCAAAGTGATATTAATATTTCCCGGACCGCCCACCTTATGCACAAACAGTTCAATTTCCGCAAGATTAATATCCGATGTTGCCTTAAAGGTCTGCGCAACTTTCACACCTTCCCGTAATTCAACACTCGCCGAACCGACCGTCTGAAAAGACAAAGCCAGCTCAGTTGGCACAAAACAATACCGCCAGCCCAATGTGTGCCACCAGCCTAAACATTCAATCTTGGCCACCGCTTCATCATCACCTTCCACAACATACAACCGCGGAAAAGCCATTGCATTGCGTAGCCGGGTTGCCATAGTAACCGCCTCAACCGATGACATCGATCCGCCACTTTCCAGCAATTCTTTAACCCCAAACTTTGCTAAAGAATCTTCATCTGCTATCCAGGGACTGGTTCGCCGCAGCCCAACCGTATTGCCCCCAGCGGAAATCAGGTTGTAAGCCACAGCCACCTTGTTCGAAAGCTCTTCCAGGTCCGCCACAACCATCACCTTATCCCGCGGCACCTCCACACGTTGCACAAATCCCCACCAAACAGCGTTGCCTTTTTCGTCATAAATTTCCACGCCACAGCGCAGCGTGTTCATCAGCTCCAAAAGCCTGTCTTCATTGCCACGGATCTCAATTTCAGCCCGGTCACAGCCGCCATAAACGCTTTTGCTGTATTGCACCACATCAATCTGCAAGCCAGCCGGCAAAACCTGTTCTGTGCGCCTGTTTCTTGTTCTTTGTAAAAACCTCACTCTCATATCAACCACCGCCTTGGGCGATAAGTCCCCGATACGCTCAAAGCCATATCAATTGGCGCTTGATTCAAATACGTCCCGTGCATCAGAAAATAAAACATATGCATTGCTTGCGGCTCCAACATCAAGGTGCCGGTCATTTTATGCAGTCCAAACAAATGTTGATTAGCATCCAAACCCCAACCTTCAGCGCCATTAATCACCAGCTCTTCATTCGGCGCCACATCACAATCCACGCTTACAAACGAATCCTGCGACAACAGCATCACATCATCAAACGCCCAATTCCAGGTCCCTTCCACGGTTGGCGTGGCGTGAATTTCCAGTTCCAGCTTGCGCAAGGATCCTTTACCCTCCAACCAGGGTGGCATCCGCAAATCAAACAAATCCAACCAGTGGCGCGCATACTTTTCAGATTCGCGCAGCCAATCGGTTTCATAAACCACATTCGTCCCAGACTTTATTTTCAACTTGTATTTAAAATGTTGATAAGTCCCCAAATAATGCGCCCGCAACAAAATACGCAGTCTTTGGCCACGCATTTGGGATATCAGCTGATCACTGATTTCCCAGCGCAAAATCGGCTCCGAAATGCCATAAGCCATACTTCCCCTGGCAATTGCGCCACCACTGGCGCCCGAGATCGTATAAGGCGTCACCCCAATCGCGCTTTCGGCTTCCAGGTGCCATCCGCTTTGCCAGTTGGGACGCGTCCGGTTGACCCCAATCCAGGCATAACCCAGCGCAATGTTCGATTCGTTTTTCATCACCAACTTCGCCGGCGTCGGCAAATCGCCCTCAATTAAATTGCCTGCCACATAAGCAATATTGATTTTTTTATTTGGTGCATTGCCGGACCCGTCATTGCAGTTGTAAACCTTGCCACTGTTCACATTACCGATAGGCAACGGCAATTCAGGCCCTTCCCAAAAAGGATCTCTTTCAAACGTGATTTCTAGATTGACCTTTGACCGTCTAAACTCCATCGCCAATCCCGGTCCAGCCTCTACTTTTCCGTCATAAATCTTGCTACGCCAGACATCTTCATTTTCCGCCACCTTGTATTCCACATAAACCGTATCCTCTGCCGGATCCTGTCGCCGTGCCCGCTCAAAAAAGCGGTTTAGACTGTTCACATTGGCCGCAACTGCGCCACGAAATTGCACTTGCACCGTTTCCACGACCGTGTTCTCTTCGGTCACCTCAACCGATGGCGCAAAACCCCGTTCCATAAAAAAACTAACCCGGTCATTCATCTCCAGCCGGACCGTTCCAGCTACAAATGCCATACTACTCGCCATATCTCACCTGTTATCACCATTCGTTTGTTCATAGTCCATCCTGTTCCGTATGGCGCACCTGTCCCGACCACGAAGGGCTTCGGGATCCCCGCCATGCGCTGCTTCCGTTCGTTCATGGTCCCCCGACCATGAACACCTTTGTCCGCACCATGCGTTTTCTTGTTTGCGCCGGTGTCCCACCGTGCGCACCATCGCCTGCACGCTTCACCCTCTCCAAGGACTGCTTGCGCTCCGAGGCGCTTTTCCGAGGCATTGGGGACTAAGGGGGCTGCTTGCATGCTTCGCCCCCTCCTTGGGAGGGGGACTAAGGGGGTGGGTCTTTTTTTCAATTGAAGGGGCTGCTTGTGTGTCGTCCTCTTTTCTTACCGAAATAAAACCAATCACAACAATCACCGTCCCTTTCCAATCAACTTCGCCACCCGCCGCGCCAGCAACATCTCATCAATCTGCGTAGTCGGCGAAACCACAATCGTCACCGGCCGCAAATCCTCTCTTGGCTCAACCACCGCGCTAGTCCCAACCCCAGCCGGCACGCCAGACATCACAAACTGCGGCGAAAAACCGAAAGACATCGCCGGCATCACCGCGCTAATATTGGCGCGCAAATCCTGTTCAATTTGTGCCATGCCCGACTTAACATTCGCCAAAAGCCCGCTTGGTTCCGCGAGACCCTCTGGAATCGGCTCAACGCTTTCACGGCCGACGCCACCCGGTCCTGTGGTGCTGCCACTATTCTTTCCGCCACCAAAAATAGAGGCAAAGAATTCAGAGAACTTGAACTTTAGCTTGCTCACTAACCAATCCCAGTTGCCAACAATCCCATCCCAGATATTGCTAACAATGTCCTTGCCATAATCCAAAATAGTTCCCAGGCTGCTTGAAATGCCTTCGCCAACCTTGGCCAACAGATCCTTACCAGCCGTCCAGGCCGTAGTAAAGCCGCTCTTAATGCCATCAACAACCTTACCCAGCAGTTCCTTGCCTGCCGACCAAGCCGTTGTCAAACTGGCCTTTACACCTTCAACCACCTTGCCCAACACATCCTTACCGGATGTCCAGGCGGTTATCAGCACCGCCTTAATGCCTTCCACGATCTTTCCTAGCAGCTCCTTGCCACTTGCCACAATCTTTGGCCAGTTGTCTACCAAGCCATTCACCAAACTAACAATAATCTCACCGGCCGCCTCTAATATCATTGGCAAGGCTTCGACTATCGCAACAAATATGGCCGCCACAATTTCGGGGATATACTCAATCAAAACCGGCAAGTTGTCGACCAGTCCCTGAACCAGGACCACAATCAATTCCAAAGCCGCGTCAATCAACAAAGGCAAATTCTCAATCAAAACAAGCACAACCTCCGGGATGATCGTTGTTATCATCGCCATCAGTTGCGGCAAGGCCTGTGTAATCCCCCGGATGAGCGTTACAATCATCTGCACCGCCGCCGGGATCATCTGCGGCAACAACTGGCCCAATCCAGCCACCACCGCCAACAATATCGACATGCCCACTTGCACCAGGCGCGGTAACATCCGCAACAGCCCATTCACCAGGCTCATAATCAACTTGGGCGCCGCCTCAATCAACATCGGTGCCAGCTGCTCAATCGCATCCACCAAACCCTCGGCAATCATGATCCCCGCCTCAATCAGTTGTGGCAAAGCCTCGATGATCCCAGAAATAATCATCACAATAAGTTCAACACCCGCCGGGATCAGCACCGGCAATAAAGCCTTAAAAGCACCCACCATCTGACTGATCACCGCTAAAAACGCCTGCACCAATTGCGGCATCGCTTTTACAACGCCGTCCAGAATCGTCCCTACCATCTGCACACCAACCGGGATCAACTCTGGCAACAGTCCCACCAGCACATCAAAAACTTGACTGAACAAATCGCCCAAAACAGGCAACAAAGATGGCGCTAAAGTCGCTAGGCCGCCTAATACCGCGCCGGTCACCTCTGGCAACACACCAAGCATATTTTCCAACACGGGTACCACGTTGGTCACCACTGCCTGGATCGAATCAACCAAATTCTTGGTCAAATTGCCCATGTCCGCATTGGCATTACCCAGGCCGCCCAAAAACGAACTCAAAGCTGCCCTGAAAAGACCCATCGCACCGGTAACGGTCGTAGTCGCTTCACGCGCAAAGTTACCGGCATACTGTTCCGTATTTTCAAAGAACATCTGCATGGCCATTTCAGCTTTTTCAGCTTGCGACGCCTTAGACCAAACAAAATCCAGCCCTTTACCAACCGCGTAGGCTTCGATATTTGTGGCATTCATCGCCACGCCCAGATTGTCCATCATGGTGAAATTGCCCTTGGCTGCACCCGCCACGGAGTCCAAAGCCATCTGCATGTCAATGCCCATCACAGACGCCATATCCGCCGCGCGCTGCAAAGCTCTTGCCGTCAAGTCCGCCGAACGCTCAATCTCAATCCCCGAACCTTGAAACAAAGCCCCCATCTTATTTGCAGTCGCCAGGTATTGCGACTGCGATACACCCATATTGCGATACGCGTCCTCGCCAATCTGCTGCATTCGTGTGGCATGCTCTTGGAAAACCGCCTCAGAACCACCCAGGTTCTGCTCCAACTCACCATATTCACGGATGACCGCCCGACTTAACGCCACAACGCCACCAGCCGCGCCGGCCACCATCATACCCACAGCGGCGGCCGCCTTTTTAGCCACACTGGTAATCGCATTGCCTACCGCGCCCAATGCGCCGGCAACACCCTTACCCAGATCCTTTAATCGATCTCCAAAAGGCTTAACGTCCTTTTCAGCTTTCTTGGCTTCCTCGCCAACCTTCTTGCTTTCTTTAGCCGTCTTACCCGATTCTTGCCCCATCTCATACAGGGCTTTTTCGGTACGGTCAAGTTCCAGTCCCATTTCCCCAAGCTTTTGCGTTTCCCGATTAAGTTGGAACTGCAGTTCTTGGGCTGCGCGGCTATTTTCCCCTTTTTCCTTCGCCACGCGCTTATATTCCTCTTCAACAGACTTGACCTTGCGGGCTTGCACGTCCATTTGTTGGGACAAAGTACTCATGCGCTGCGTCAAACCCTCGGATGACTTCCCCCAGTCGCCAAGACTGGCCACCGAAGCCTTAAAGCCACTTTCAAGCAAGCGTAATTCTCGATTAGCATCCCGAACACCCGTCTTAAAATCCGTGGTGTCCATCGACATCTTGGTGTTTAGATTTTCATCCGCCATCTTTCAACCTTCTTTTGCTTGCACACCGAATTCCCCCCCTCCTTGGGAGGGGGATTAAAGGGGGTGGGTCTTTCCTCACTTTGACCCCTCCAGGGACTGCTTGCGTGCTTCACCCATATCTGATCGCGCCGGTGTCTCACCGTGCGCACCTTCACCGTGCTACCTGGCGCATGGCGTCCTCGCCATGCGCACCAACTCCTGGGACGCTTGCGCTCCGAGGCGCTTTTCCGAGGAGGTGGGGACTAAGGGGGCTGCTTGCGCACCGACTTCTTTTGTCGGTGTGGGTCTTTTACTCTTTATCTCTTTTGTCATCCCGTTCCGCATGGTGCCCAACCTGTTTCGCATGGCGCTGCTTGCGCGCTTCGCCCTCTCCAGGGAGAGGGGTAGGGGTGTGGGTCCTTTGCCTTTTTCTTTTGCGTATTTCTTTCTCATCCCAAAGCCCTACCACGCCACATCCTCAGCAAACACATCCCTTGGCCTTTGTCGCTGGCTCACCCGCCGCATCATGTCAAACAAACTCACACAATCCGTGGCATCGATATCCACCAGCGACCAGCCAAACTTTGTAATCAAATCAAACTCTATATCCAAAAGCACCTCCAGCGTGCTCCTGGTATCCACAGCCTTAGAAGCCCCCGGCTTTAAGCCGGGATCGTAGGGTCCGGCGCGCCAGAACCTTTTACCCTGGCTGCAATTTCCTCAATCACCGTCAGAACTTCAGACACTTCGGTCTTATCCCACAATTCGTCCCGCGTAAATTCGTGTCCATAGAAATCCACCACGAAATCCGCCAGATTGTTCACCGCGTTCTCGTCAAAAGCGCTCAGGTCATCCTTCAAAGCCATCAGCTCCTGCAACTTAACCGCACTTTTCAAAACCCGAAAAGGCACAAAAGACCGACTGTAAGTCTTCTCTACCTCCTGCTCTTTGTTGTAAAACTTAAGCTCAATTGCCCATTTAGCCATATCGCCTCCCATTAGGGTCCAACAGTCGCCGGCACATTCACCTGCGTAAACCACCCGGCCGCCAAAGCCGCCGATGCCGCCACATCCTCATCAACCTTGGTGTATTTCACCCGCTCTTTCTTACCGCCTGCGGTCGAAAATTCATAAATCGTCTGAATTGCCGTGTAAGTCATCTTTGCGGTAATGGGTTCAGGGCTCTCTTCCAAAGTCTTAAACTCCTCATCCGACATAGAAAACTTGCCCTTCAGATACTGGATATATCTGTATTTACCGTTGCTCTTTTTGCTTCTGAAAGAAAGCGCGTAATCTGGTGCAGCTGTTCCACTGCCGTGGATATACATGCCATTTGTCGCGTTGTATGTCTTGCCCAGCGTTTTAGCAATCAACGACAGCGGCAAGCCTGTCACTTCAATTTCCAGGGTTGTTTCACTTTCCGAACTGACCGTGTCATAAGCACCGTCATCGGCATACTGCGTTTTGCTCGCAGTTGGGGTTTTCGCGCTTGCCTTTGCCACAGGCGCAAAATATTCAGGTTCACCTGAGTTGTATCCACTTGCATCATCTTTCGTTACCTCTGCAATATGGACCTTGTCCAAACCAATGCTGGACTTGTATTCACCGGGATTAATATCCGCCATTTTTCTTTACTCCTTATTTTCGTAATATCTAAAATCCATTGACTGGCCATAATGGCCGGTCTTTTCCTCAAACGCCATATCACGCGATGTTTGGTAATAAAACCCAGCCTCACGCATGGCACCTTCCACATCCGGGAAGCGTTCAAACCCATCTTTAGACCAGGCATTAATCTGGACCAAATAAGAGCGGATCACCTCCTTATCGTCAACATGATTTTCAGGCACGGCCACGATCACCTGATAGGTCAAATACCGTTCTGGCAAAGGATTATCAGATGCCAAAAATAGCCTGATATTGCCCACCGGCAACCCCAAGCCACTCAACGCCGCCTTCACCCTCGCCCAAATCGTCATCATCTACTCACACCATTCCACATGGCGCCCTTTACTCTGTTCCGCATGGCGCACCTGTCCCGACCACGAAGGGCTTCGGGATCCTCGCCATGAACATTATCCGTCGCGCAGGCGTCTCGCCCTGCGAATTCCTTAATCCGTTCCGCATGGCGCTGCTTGCGTGCAGACCGCTTTTGTCTGCGCCCGCCATGCGCACAAACTCCAGGGACTGCTCGCGCTCCGTATTCGCCCCCTCCAGGGAACTGCTTGCACGCTTCGCCCCCTCCAGGGAGGGGGATTGAGGGGGTGGGTCTTTTCGGAGTACTGCTTGCGTGCCGAGGCGCTTTTCCGAGGCATTGGGGACTAAGGGGGCTGCTTGCGTCCCGAGTGCTTTTGTCGATGCTGCTTGCGCACCGACTTCTTTTGTCGATGCTGCTTGCGCACCGACTTCTTTTGTCGGTGTGGGTCTTTTTATCCTCACGTCTTGACAAACGAAAACCCATCATCCAAATATCCTCTTCAACACATCCCGCATCGCGCGATAAATCTTGCCCTTATCCTTCGCGATCGTCTCACGAATGTAAGACTGCGCCGGCACACTCGCCGAACCATACTCCTGCACTGTCCCATAAACCACAATCTTTTTCGGCGCATCCCGCAAACCAACCTCAACAGAATGAACATTCCCATCCTGCTCAACCGGCCCGCGGCTCAAATGCGCCTTAAGATCACCCTTATCCACCGGCACCCGCTTATCCATGCCCTCAAGCATCACATCCGCGCCAGCGTCCAACATCTCACGCGCCGCCGCATCAACACCAGATGCCTCCAAGGCCGCCAGGTCATCCATCATCTTCGCCAATGTTGGCGGCATCGTCAACTTAGCCTTAAGCGCCATATACACCTACTTTTGTTTGCGCCGGTGTCTCACCGTGCGCGCTTCGCCCTCTCCAGGGAGAGGGGTAGGGGTGTGGGTCTTTTAATCCTTTTACTTTTCTGTAATCCATCACCCAACATCCGTCCTGGAAACCTTAATCTCCATCCACTCATCACGTTCCCGGATGTTGTCAATCGATCGGATTTCCCAAACCTTATCGCGATAAACCACCGCCCAGGTCTCATCTACTTCAGGCAAATATCGCATCAACAAGGACGCAAAAACACGCGCGCCCTCTGTGTCGGCAACCAGAACTTCAGCATCTCGGCCATGAGCATTAACCCACTTGCACCAGGCAACAATCTCCCTATCGCCACCTGGCACCACAAACCCGCCAGCATCCTCGGTCAACGCCCTCGACCTTAAAACCACCCGCGTGTTCATCTCACCTGGATTAACCACCTTACCGTTCAAAATCATCTTCGTTCACCGCTCTCGTACTGTCGTCCTTTACTCTGTTCCGCATGGCGTCCCTCTTACTACCTGGCGCATGGCGTCCCCGTGTATAGATTAGGGACATGGGTTACAAGAGTCCGAGGACATAGGTAACACTTCGTTTCTTTAACATTAGCCCTCA